TCAACATTTTGACCTATCGTGGTGACAACCCGGTGTACCACACCCTGATCGTGAGGCCACAGTAATGGCTAAGAACGGTATAGATAAATTTCTAGAAGAACTGGACCGCATAGCCGCAACCTCTGCATTTAACGGTCCAAAAGCTGCTGCAGAGCGCGCAGTGCGTGAACTTCAACAGGAGGGTCCAAGCTGGAGCGGTAAGTTCTCAAATTCTTGGCAGATTAAAAGCCCTTTAGGTAGTACAGGTAGTTCTAAGGGCGATGGTCAAACTGGCGAACCAAGAGCCATATTTACGCCAGCTGTAACAGGCCGCCAAGTAGCAAAAAGTGTATTTACAAAGGACAAAGTTGTCTTTACGATTTCAAACTTTGCAGAATACGCAGCTGAGGCCACGGATTTAATCGAAAGTGCTTTTATCCGGCCCCCAGGCCAACCTTTTCCACAAACTCAACTGGGCCGAAGCAAATTTCGTGAAGGTGACGGCGGTCGTCAGCAGCCTTCCTATCGAGGCTATGTCGGCGGAGGAAATCCAGACAGCGAATCCGGTGCCACTGCCGATCTTGACTGGTTTGCTAGTTATGTAGAAGGGGGCAAACTAGACCGCGCCGTCAGAATTGAAATGGATGACCTGTTTAAAGGACTGCAATGAACTACCAAGCGATCCGGGCATCAATGGAGAACCCGTTACTGACGGCATTTAACAACCTGTCCCCTGCAGTGCCGGTGTATTTTGACAACATCACTGCCGTTCCACCAAATACAACCACTGAGTATGTCCGCGTCAACATCACGTTTGGCCTAACCAACGAACCAACGCTGACTTCTAGCGTGGACAATGCCCGTGGCGCGTTAGTAATCCGTTTGTTTACAGAGAAAGGCCGTGGTCCAGCCCGCAATCAAGAACTGGTAACAACTGCTGTAAACGTATTAGAGACTATTAATGACACAGCTAAACCTACTACAGGTGTATTCGTAAAAGTAGGCGAGATAAACGGCCCAAGTTTTTCAGCTACTGACGAATCACCGCATTTTGTAGGGCGCATTGACACAGGCTATGTAGCAACTGTGCTGACTTAAATAGTCGCTAACCTGTAATAAGCCGGGCAGTGCCCGCGGAGACCCTTATTCCCTGGTACGCCCAATGGCAACCACCGTTCTTTCCGGCACTTCAGGTGCCTTATACTACAAGCCCGCTGGAACAACCAGCAGCTTTGCTGAAGCTAACGTCAGCACTGTCGCAGACACCATCACTGTATCAAGTTACTTGAACTTGAAAGTAGGTGATCCTGTGCAGTTTAGTGTGATCAACACTCAAACTGGCGGTGCAGGCACAGGCACACTTCCTTCAGGTATCAGCCTCGCTACCACCTACTACGTTATTGCTTACACCGCCAGCACCGGAGTGCTGCAAGTGTCTGCAACCCTTGGTGGATCAACAATCACTATCAGCGACGACGGCACAGCCGTTACCCCTAACGCTTTCCAAGTTGCCTATGCCGCATTTGCAGTAGTAGGACAGGTTCGTGACTGGAGCTTTGAGATCAACCGGGCCGAAATCGATGTAACCACCATCGGTCAAACCCCTGGTCAGTACGTTCCATTCCGCAGCTACATCTCCGGTTTCGGCGATGGTACTGGCAGCGCAACGGTCTATATGACTGATGAGGATGCTTCTCTCAGCAACCGCATGATCGAGGACGTGCTTCAGCGCAACCAAACTGGTGCCGCCTTCAAGCTTTACATTGACCAAGTGTTTAGCGGCGGTACGGTCAACGAGGCGGCAAGCCGTTCCATCGAATTTGAAGCAGTGCTAGCTTCTGCCAGCATGAATGTCACTCCCGACGATGCACAATCCGTAAGCGTAAGCTTCCGTCCATCTGGCACCCCAAGCTTCGACTTCAGCCAGACCTGATAAAGTGCTACTTAAGTAAACACATAACCCCGGTTTTACTGGGGTTTTTTATTGCGCTACGCTATAGTTACTTTATAGTCAAGTACACATCATGCCCGCTGGATCTAATCGCGCCATTGATCGGTTGCGTAAAGCAGCAAATCTCCAGCCAAGCAAGCGCAAAGTTGAGCTGTCTGACGGCACCGCATTCGAGATGTGGATCAGCCCGCTAACCATGGCTGAACGCGAACGCGCTCAGAAGCAAGCCAAGTCCGACGACGCTGGAGCGTTCGCACTGCAGCTGCTGATCGGCAAAGCACAGGACGAAAACGGCGCGAAGCTTTTCTCTGCCGGTGAAATTGATATTTTAAAAAACGAAGTCAAGGACAGCGATCTGCAGACTTTAATGCTGGCCATCCTTACTGACGACGATGAAGAGCCACTGGACCCAAAATCCTAAGCGCGGAACTTCGTAAAGATAACTGGCTCATGCTGCAATTTGGCGTTGCCAAGGAGCTTGGCATGAGCCTGACCGAAGTCCGCACCACAATGACACCTGAGGAACTACTGGGCTGGAGCGCCTATTTTCAGATCCTTAACGAGGACCAAGAAAAGCAATTAGAGAAAGCCCGCAAACGGCGTTAGACTGGAAAAACAGTAGGGCAACGGTCGATGTTTGATTATGATGCCAATATAAGAGTAAATATAAATGACAGCGCAGCTTTAGCGGCGCTTAAAAAATTAGAAGATAAAATAGCACAATTATCCGACCCTAGAACAGCAGGCGCTCTAAAAAATCTAATAGGTTCTTCAAAGGCTAAAGGAGAGTTTAGTGCTTTAAAACAAGAAAGAGCAGAAGACTTAGCGTATAGAAAAAGAAAAACTCGCCAAATAGCAGACGAGTTACGTCTAAGCAATGCTATAGAGCTGCAAGAAGGACGCCGCATAAAGCTGCAACGTGCTGGTGCCCTAGACGTAGCAAGCCGAAAAAAAGCAATCGCAAAGCTAGACAAAATAGCTGCTGCTAACCCGAAGAATGCTGAAATACAAGAACGTGTAGCTACTGGCCTTGCCCGGATTCTTACAACACAGAACGAATTAAACCGCGCAACCAATAAAAATGTCGGGCAAAAGCAGCGTATTGCTGACTACAACAAGCAGATAGATAGGTTACGTGAACTAGGTGCTACTGAAGGGCAGCTAAGGAAAATACAGAAAAGAAAGTACGAATTTGTAGACGCTGCTGAAAGGCGCCAGACCTCTCTTTCTGACCGGCGTGAGCTACAACTAAAACGCGAAATAAAACTACTTGGCGATGCACAGAAAGCAGCTAGAGATGCAGCCACGGCAGTAACACGCCCTGGAACGCTTAGTGGCGGTGCCAGGAGCAGCTTAAACCAAGGACCAGCTAGATCTGTATTAGGGTCTCCTGCAGCAGATAAAGCTAAATTTGATTTTTACGAAAAGAACTATAAAACCGCTGGCGCGTCTTCCCCCGTGGGAGGAAGAGAGAACATACCAGGATCACCAGCTGCGCGAAGGGCCATACAAGATAAGCGTTCAAAAAGAGCAGAAAGCATGATGCTTGGCGCGGGCTTCCCAATGCTGATGGGCGGCGGGCCGGCTCAAGTTAGTGGTGCGTTGCTGGGATCAACAGTCGGCACAGGATTCGGCGGTCAAATCCTTGGTTCAGCAATTGCTCAACAGATGCAAGATGCTGTCGTACGCGTTACTGAGCTACAAAATGCAATAGACAACCTAGACATGAGTGCGCTAAAAGACAGCGCCCTGCTAGTTAATGCAGAGCTAGCGACACAACTTGAGATGTTGAAAGAAGCTGGAGCTGCATCTACGGCCCAGGCAGTAGCAGCGGAAGAAGTTTACAAGCAGTTTGGTTTAGGTTCTCAGGCGTCAGAGCTAGTTAAACAACGCGCAGATGCGATTAAAAACGCTTGGGATAAGGTTGTTGGAACGGTATCTAGCCTTATTGCGCTGTTAGCACAACCTTTTATAGCAGTTCTTGTTCCTATTCTTAACTTAGTAAGTCTTGTTGCGAAAGGTTTTACAGAAATATTTAATTTTATTGCAGAGTTTACGAACAGTCCATTTTTAGATAAACTTTATGGACTTCAAGGCACGGATGAAGCTGCGGCAGCAAAGTCTGCAGCCAGCAAAGCTGCAGCTCTCGCATCAGGCAAAGAGCTTGACAATATGCAAAAACTAGCTGCACTTGAGAAGCAGCGCCGCTCTGGCAATACAGCAGACGCAAAAATTGCAAATGAGCGCATTGATTTACAGAAAAAAATTAATGCTATAACAGAAGAGTACGCAGCTAAATTAAAAGAAGTTAAACAAACAGTAGAAGATATAGGCATCGGCTCAGATTATAACAACTTGGTTAAACAGAAAGACCTTGCAATAGAAACAGTTAAAATCGACAGCAGAAAAGTTCAAAGACTAATCGAACAAAACGCAGAACATGAAAGAGCTCTTTCTCTTATTAAAGCTCAGTCAATGCTTGAAAACGGACGCATTGATCTCGCCCAAAAACGCATGAGCATGGAAAGTTCCATTGCTTCCGCAAGATCTTCAGCACTTCTAGCTATCAACAGCCTAGAGATGCAGCGTGCTACTAACTCTGGTGACACAGCAAAGCAGCTGCAGCTTCAGGTACAACGAGCCAATCTTATTTACAACCAAACTGTTCTTCAAGTTAAACAAGACCAAAAGAAGGCAAAGCTTGCAGCACTAGCAGCCCAAATAAAACTAAAAGAGCTTCAAGCTAATGTTGCATTAAGGCAGGCAAAGGGAGAAGCCAACGCGGCAGATTTTGCTGCAATTGAGCTTCAAAAGCAAGCACTTCAGCTTACGTTAGAAGGCGTAAACGCTTCTGCACAAATTGCTCAATTCAACTTGCAAACGGCTGGGGCCATCCGTCAGCAGACAATAGAACAGGACAAGTTCAACGCAACAGCCGCTCGCGCCGGTGGTGGCGGTGCCGGTGGTCTGGGCGGCGGCGGTGGCTCAGGCGGTGCAACTGTTTATGGTGGCGGCACAAGGTCCATCGGCAGTGCAACAACTGGGTCGTTAGCAAGAGCTTTATCTGCAGCAGGTGTCACTGGAACATTTAGCGAAGCTCAGGCGGGAGGAATTTTGGCAGGCAAACGCCAAGCACGGGTAGACGCTTTCCAGGCAGCAACTAAAGGAACGGCTAATTACACATCGATGCCATCTAATAGGCAGCTGGAGCGTGCAGGTTTTGCAGAAGGTGGTTATGTAACCCGACCCACCAACGCTCTTATTGGCGAAGGTGGCG